CGACGGCGAGTACCTGATCGACCGCGAGTCGTTCGCCGAGCGCGACGGCTTCGACAGCTACGCCGCGATGCTGGCCTGGTTTGAGAAGGTCCACGGACTGCCGTTCCGTGGCGATTTGATCCGCTGGTGACCGGAGGCGCGAGTGAGTAACTTGAAAGAACAGGTAGAGGCGGCACAGCGCGCCGTTGCCAACTGGCCGGCTGACGTGAAGGCAGCTATGGGATTGGAGCCGAGCCCGAGCGCCGAAGTTCTCGCTCTCCAGTCCAAGCTAGACTTTGAACGCCAAGCCTACGCAGTCGCGGCGAATACGGTCGCCGATCTTCAGTCCCGTCTACACCCAGGCGTTGTATGCGAGAGCTGCGGCAAGGCGAAGCACGCCGACGACATGCACTCCGATATTTGTTACGGGTGTGCGTGGCTCAGGGATTCCCGCAGATTACAGGAGTGCCTTGTCGTACTGCGTGAATCCGACATCGGCCATATGTACACGCTCGACGAACTGGTGCTGAAGCTACAGGGCATCCTCGTAGAGAAACCCGTGAACTTGTCGCAAGCGGCTGGCGCGATGGGCCTCGACAAAATCCGCAACGAGCAATGATCGTGAGTGAGGCTCAGAACAGCTCGGCCATGGGTGCCACGAGCGCCGTGACCTCGTTCTTGGTCGCGGTTAGCTGATCTAATCGCTCTCGCTTCACTTCCGGAGACATGCCGGGGTTGTAAAGGACCATCTGCATTTGGTTGTTGATCGAGCGCAGCCTCGTCGCCAGCCTATTGAGGCGCGTGCGTGCCGCGAGCTTGTCACGGTTGGCTATGAACATCGCGCGCGCGTCCTCGGTCCGGCCCTGCTCGCGGTAGCGGTTGATCGTGCTGAAGATAGCGTTGGCCTCCGAGAGCATGTCGTACAGCTGGTCGGCGTACTTCGTGACCCTCGGATTCGGGTCCTGAAGGAAGCGCCGCACCACCGGCATGTCGTACAGCTTACGCGATGGCCGCGGCGGCGCTCCGGTGACGTCGCGCGTGAGCGTGTCGGCGGCCTGCAAGGCGTAGGTCCCGGTCGCCCCTAGATACCCGCGTAGCATCGCCTCGAGCCGTTGCGGGCTGCGGATCCACGCCGGCGCCCAGTCCGGCAACCCCTCGGCCATGGCGCGCATGGTGTCCGACGTCCAGGGCGTGTACTGCGCCTCCGGCTCGAGGTTCTGCTCGGCCATGCCGACGATCGGCGAGCCCGTGAAGAACGACCGATTCGCGTACTGCTCGATCATGGGCTTGGCGAGCTGCGGGATCGGGTTCATCGCGAACGTCTCGCCCAACATCGCCATGACCCGCTGCTTCGCGATCGTCGCCGAGTCGCGGCCGGTGCCCACCCGGTACATGCGCTCCGGGATCGTGCCGAAGATCGCCCCGACCTCGAACGGCTTCGGCAGGCGGAAGTGCTCCCCGCCGACGAAAAAGTGCCAGTACATATCCTTGTCCCACTCGGGCAGCCGCTCGTACTCCTCGTCGTCGTTGTTGCGCAGGAGCAGCGCAAGCGTCGCCGCGGTAAGCATGAGTCCCTTCAGTGCGAAGGCCCCGGGGTTGTCCTGCGCACCACGGTAGAGCCGGTAGAGCCCCTGGATGCGCGCGTTCGTGAACGGCACCGTGGCCGTGAGCCAACGCATCGCCGCGTAATCGCCGCTCATGCTGAAGTTCAGGACGTCGCGGGCCTGGTAAGCCGCTTCGGCCACCGAACCACCGGCGGCGCGCACGGCGCGGTAGATCGCCACCCGATTCGCGTTCTCGGCCGCGTTGCCGAGCTTGCGCCACACCTTGAGCCAGTTTTTCGGGCTGACGATCGTGGCCATGAACCGATCGGAGGCGTTCGCGGAGCCCAGCTTCTCGACGAGGAACGTGCGCAGCTCCGCCGGCTGCATGTCATAGACCCCGCCGCCACCGCCCCCGGCCGCCATGATGGCCAGCGTATCGGAGTCCATCGAGAACGCCGCCTTGGCGCCCTTCAGCGCGTCGATGATCGGAAGAATCCCCGCATCCGAGGTGACCCAGGCCGACAGCGTGTCTCGCACCCAGTTTGCCGCCATGAAGGCTGGATCGAGTGTGATCGCCCCCGTGAGGAGCCGCTTGGATCCGCGGAACAGCCCGAACACGTCGGCGAACGTGTCGTAGCCCATGTTGGCGATCGAGCGCAACAACAGGTCGTCGAGCACCCGGTAGTGCTTCGGCAGTCCGTTCTCGAACAGCCTGACGACGTCCTTGCCGGCGCGCGCGCCCTCCGGGGCCGGCGCCATGGCGCCGACGGAGGCGGCCATCGGCACGATCTTCTGCATGGCCGTGTTCTTGAAGCTCTCGTCGATCAGGTACGCCGTGTTCATGAGGAGATTCTCGAACACGTGGCCCAGTGGCTTCTCGGAGCCTGCCAGGCGCTTCCTGACGCGCTGGGCGCCGTGGCCCTCGATCCCACGCTTGGGGACAGGTCCCTCGACGTCCGCTTCAGCCTGCTCGCGGTAGAACGGCACGTAGAAGCTCTGCTTCCACTTCTTCACCGCCTCGGCATTCAGCACGCCGCGCTCCACTCCGAGATCGAGCAGCTGGTTGTTGAACGTCTCCCAGTCGGCGCGGACATCTTCGAGGACCGGATACTGGTCCTTCAGCGCCAGCGCTTTCTGCCGCTCGGAGTCCGTGAACAGCGGCGTGTAGTCGCGGGTCTTGTCGCGCATGACGTCGCGCTCGCGGTACGCGGCCGCGTACAGCTCCCACAGCGGCAGGAGGTTGCCCTCGGGGTTGTCGGTGAGGGGCTGGAAAATCTCGATGACGCCCTTACGCCCAGAAACGAGCTGGAATGAGCCGTCCTTGTACTCCGGTACGCCGCGCAGTCCGACCGCTGCCATGGTCGAGGGCAGGTTCTTCGTGGCAAGGGCGGCCTTATACGGGCTCTCAGCGGCATCCATAAGGGCCCCGAACTGGCCCTTCTCCATCTGCTTGATGGCGTTGAACGAGTCGATGACGCCCTGTTGGATCGAGTCGGCGCTGAAATCGGTGAGCTTCCGCCAGGTCGCGCGCGCGCGGTCACGGATCGTCATGGCCTCGATCGGCTTGGCCATGACGCGCTCGAGCAGGGCCTCGATATCGTTCGGCACAGAGCCAGGGAGAGCGGCGGCGCGCGAGTACATCGCCTTCGTCTCAATAGCCGCGTCGTCGTAGATGACGTAGTTCTTGGCGTTGGAGGTTTCCCCCGTGTAAGTGTGGCCGCGCGCGCCGGCCTCGCGCAGCGCTTCGCTTACGTCAGCATCAGTAGCGCCCATCGCGTCGCCAAGCTCTTGATACAGCTCCTCGAATCGCATTTGCGGCCAGTTGTTGCCGAGCGTGCGCGTAATGCTGTTGTAAAGCGGGCGGAGCTTTTTCCATAGCCGGTCGTGCTCGGCCGTCAATTCGGATCCTGCGGCCGCGTGCTCCTTCGCGGACTTCATAGCAATCGCATCGACGGCGCGCATCAGACCCATCGCGCGTGCGAACGAGCCCGGCTTGTACGTGACGTCTCGCTCGTCGGCGATCCTGGCAACCACCTGATCGAGCACTGGGTCGAGCGCCGCCGGCTGATCGACGAGATTGCGCTCCCAGTCGAGCAGCTCGTTGCTGTCAGGAATCTCCACCTCGTAGAGCCGGCCCGGGGCCGCTGCGGCGATTTCTCCTGAGTCGATCAATCGCTGAGCCGCAGCTAGAGTCTCCGGGTCCTCGACCTCGGTCGGCTCTGCCGCGTGGCCGGCTTGGGCTGACTTGATGTATTCCTGGGCGAACGGGAGGTCTGGGGCGTCGCGGAACAACGCAAGCGCCCGATGTTCTGGGCCGCCCCACTCGAGGTGCTGCGTGTCCTCTGGGCCGATCGTTTTCAGCGGCTTGCCGCGATAGCTGATAGTGCTGGAAAGCGCTTTGCGGTAATGCTCGCCAATCTCACGCATCGAACTGAAGTACAGTCCCCAGCCATACGACTGCGCCCCCTCACCGGTCCCGATCGCGTCGAGGCTGAACCGCTCGAACTCGTGCGGGCTGCCGTGAAAGGCGCGCTGGTACAGTGCCGCGCCCTTCGGCGGCGCAATCTTCTTGACAACCGGCTTATCGGGCAGAACGTGTAACGCTGATTTGCCTGTTGACAACGCCTCTGCGACCTTGGCTTGGTCGGTGTACTGGATCGTCCAGCCCTTGCGCTTCAGCGACTCGTAGGCGCGCAGCTGTGCCGCCGAGACCATGTTGTCTGACACGAGATTGAAGCCGGCGTCGCGTGCTTCGATGTACGCCTGCTCGATGAGTTGTTGTCCGATTCCCTCGCCTCGGCGCTCCTCGAACACGTCGGTTTGGGTGATGTGCAGCGTCGATCCTTTGAGCTGCAACACCATTCTGGCAACGTCCTGGCCGTTGTCGACGCCGCGAATGATGATCTCGTCACCGTCACTGCTGCGATCGACCTCGAACGCCCCCGGCGGGAGCGCAAACATCCCCGGCTCCACCCGCTTCCCCGAGGCCGTCGTCCGGTAGTCGTGGTCGATCGTGTCCGAATCCCCGTAGATCGCGTCGAGGCCGGCGAGAATCTCCGCCGTCGTCGGCTCGGCCTTGTTGAGGGCCTGGACTGCCGGCAGGTCGGCCGCGGCACGGAAGTCGCGCATCACCGCCGCGTCGTGCCGCAGATCGCGCGCAGCGACCGCCACGAGCGCGTCAAGCTCCGCCTCGTCGATCGGCATGTCGATCCCGAGGTCGCGGCCCACGTCGCGCAGCGCCGTTCTCAGGCCGCCCAGGAGCGGAGATTTGACGCCCCGCTCCGCCATCAGCGCCACGACCTCCTTCGCTTCCACGAGCGCCGGGAGCAGCCCCTGGCGCCTCCGAACGTCGCGGGCAAGGGCTTTCAGGTTACCGGCGCGGATTGCGCGCGACACGGCCTCGATCCGCACCTTGAGCTTGCCGTTGCGCTCGATCGCCATATGGCCGAATACCTCGTGCCTCCCGACGGCGCGCGCGCGGGCCTCGGTCGGGATGTTTGCGGCCACGAACCAGACTTGCCCGTCTTGGGTGTAGGCGCCCTCGACGTCCGGCGGCGCGCTTGGGTCCGGCAACTCCGCAGTCGTCGCGACGACGTTAGCGCGGATGATCGGCTCCAGCGCCGCAAGGTCCGGCGCCAGCCAGCTTCGCACGCGCTCGACTTGTGCTATGCTTTCGGGCGTGGAAGCGTTCATAGAGCGCGAAGGCTCGCGCGTACTGGTTGTCGACGGCGTCTTTTCGGCGCTCAAGTCCGGCGGGGCCTGGTTTGCCCGCGGCTCGTTCCCCATGCCGCTCACCGGCGAGGAGCTGGGCGAGGACTTCGTGCTCGAGCGGGATGCCAAGGCCGTCTCGAGCCTTTTGGCCGAGGCAAAGGCATCGCTCTCGGTCTGACCTGTCCGGGCCAGATACTCCTCCCACGCCGAGTCGTACCCCCGCTTGCTGACCGCTACGTCCTCCTGAAACAGCACCACCTCCTCGTCGGTTAGCGCGTTCTGGTCCTTGTAGCGCCAGTTCTCGAACGCCTTGTGCAACCCCCCGTTGCCGTTGTACTTGCCGCCGAACCGCACCCCCTCGTTGGCCTCGATCAACTCCTTGGTCGAGATGTAGTATTCGGCGATCTGGCCGTTCGGCATGACGAGGTCAATCGGCATCATTCGCCAGCCCCACTCCTTCGGCTGAACCAGCTTCTCGGTGTCGACCTTGATGATCCGTACCGGATGTCCGCCGGCTTCGGCCTCGTTGAGGAACATCGTGACCACCTTGTCCATGTCCTCGAGCGTGTCGACCGCTGTGCGAAATCGGAAGCTGTCCCTGACGTACTCGACGTTCCACCATGGACGCATGGCCAAGATCCCGGGCCGGTTGGCCTTAGCGATCAAGCTCCGCGCCGTTTTGATGTTCGCCTCGCCGATCGCCCCGAACGTGCGATTGATCTTGTCCATGATCGGCTGGACCCAGGCGAAGTTTTCCTCCCCCATCGCGTGCAAACGCTCGGCCTTCTCCTCCTGTGTGAGGTCGTTCGGCAGGGGGTTGGCGTCCGTGCCGGGCGGGGCCGGCGGCCGCTCGGCGTCCGGTCGCTGGCTGAATAGCGCGCCCTGCCCCTGCGCGCCACCGGCGGCCATGCGCTGATTCGCCGCCTGCATCGCGAGGTTGACGTCGAGCGGCGCCTCCTCCCCAAACAGGCTGCCTGAGGTCCGGCGCTGCCCCTCGGTCTCGAGGAATGAGGCCATCGCCGTGAACGCCTCGCCCATCTTCCGCGCGCTGCGGAGGTTCGCGTCGATGAACCTCGCCATGCGGTCGACGTCCGGCGGTATCTGCTCGAACAGCCCTTGCTGGTCCAGGTACTCGGCGACTGCCTGGCCCTTGTTGCGCGCCGCGCGCACCACCTCGATCGCCCCGACGAGCGGCGTGACCACGTCAGCCTGGGCCAGAGTTCCCGCGGCGCGCGCGCGCGCGAACGCCGGCGCCGCGGCGGTGAGTGCCGAAATGACATTGCGCACGTCCGGGTTGGCCTCCTCGGCCATCAGCGCGAGGAGCCGATCGTCTTGGTACGCCCTCGAGAAGATCGCCGCCTGGATCCGGTTCGACAGCTGCCGCGTGGGGCCGCCGTCCGCCGTCATGAGCCCCGCTCTCTCGGTCGCCGGCAGCTTTCCGAGGAAAGCATTGGTGAACAGCCGATTGCTGTCGGCCAAGACGTTGCCGTCCGGTGACGGGTTGAATACACCGATCTCCTCGTTGGTCAGCGCGCGCGCGTCCGCGTTCGCCTGCTCGGTGGCGGAGAACGTCGACAGCGTGGGCCGGTTGGCCTCTTGCGCGAAGCGGGCCCGCGCGTCCATGTCGAGCGGCCGCCCGCGACGAACTCGGACGAGCATGGGTCGAGACATGGCATCGACGGCCTCCGGTTTGATGCCGAACTTCTCGACGTTCGCCTTCAGGTAGTCGCGGTACTTGGTCGACTTGTCGAGGTACAGCTTCGTGATGACCATGGTCCGGCCGTTGCCGGACTCGATGACGTTGTCGGGCCCGACGATCGGGGCGCCCTCCCCAGCTGAGGCGCCCTCGACCGCCAAGGCCGGCTCGAACCGTTCCGCCGTCTCAACAATCCACTGCCGCAACCCGGCGCGCGAGCGGTCGCGCGGTTGCAGCTCTTGAGGAAAATTGGGGTTCGGCTTGCCTGTGAGGGTGTGGCTCGAAATCAGTTCCCCAGCCTCGACGAGCGCGTATTGCGCCTCGATGGCTTCCCCGTTCGCTGTCACGGCGCGGGTCGGCGAGCCTTCGACGCGCGCCGGCGGCTTGAGCCCCGAGTCGGGGTGCGCGACTCCGGTCTTGCCGGCGTTGACCCATTGCTCGAACTGCGGCTTGGTCAGCTCGACGATCGGCCCGCCGCGCGCCCGCGGGTTGCGCTCGAACCCACGGTAGAAGTGCTCCAGCTCCTCCTTGACGGCGGCCTCACTCGCGAAGCCCACGAACGCCTTGGACTGCGTGAACCGCCCCTCGGGGTCGATGTGGTGGTAGAGGTAGACCGTGTCGTTGTCGGCGTTCCCCATGAAGAAGTCGAGCGACATGCCGTCGCCGCCGATGGCCCCGGGGATCCTGCCGTAGTGAGAGGTCATGTCGACGCCGTTGCGGTTGGTCCCGCGCGGGTGCTCAACCACGAAATCGAGCGATCGCATCCCAACCTCGGAGCCCTTGATCCTGCCGGCCTCGTAGTTCTCGGCCTCGATCTGCTCTGGGGTCGGTGGCGGGGCTGGGTTCAGCGGCGATGTAGCCGCCGAGTGCGCCATCTCGTCGATCTTGGACTCGATGTCGAGCGGCGACTCGAAGATGCGCTGCTTGGGAGCGGCCTCGCCCGTTGCCGCGACAACCCCCTCTTGCGAAGGGGAAGCTGCATCGCTCGGGGCAGCGGGCAGGGCCAGAACGTCAGCATACGTCGGAGGAGCCGGCTCCGCTGGCTCTGGCGGAGGAGTGGTAGCCGCGGTCTCCGCGAGCGCGCGCAGCTTCTTGATGCGGTCGAGCAGCGGACGCGAGTTGTCGGACACCTCCGCAACGACGGCGTCCTTCGGCGCGCCCGCCATGGCCGCGCGCATCGCCGCGTTCTTGAGCGGAGTGGCTGTATCCGGTTTGCCGGATGTTCCACGTGGAGCAGTCTCGGGCCGGAAGTCCACCGCGCCGATCGCGCCGCCCAAGGCGCCGCCCGCGGCGGCGCCGCCGATCGCCTGATTGATCGCCTGCTCGAGCATGTCGAGGTCCTGCTCGCCGGCGCGCTGCCGAGCGCGCACGCCGATGGCAGCCTCGCCGGCGGATTGCAGGGCCTCCTGAGCCGCCTCGCCAGCCGCGCCGACCGCAGTTGAGGCGAGGCGCGTCGAGCCCAACCGGCCCGACTGCCCAAGGATTCTTCCGAAGTACGCGCCCATGGGGGCGCCGAGTAGCGACGTCAGGAGCCCGGACTGGAAGCCGGCCTCGGTCGCCGCCTCGCTCGCGATCGTGTCCGCTGCGTACTGGTGCCGCTCGAGGTCGGTCATGCGATCGTCGGTCGACGCGAGAATCTGTTGATACCGCTGATTGTTGAGCAGCGTCTCCGGAGGCAGCATCTTGATCGCAGCCTCTACCCCGGAGCCGGCTTGCGTGCCGCTGATAAGCCCCTCGCCGACACCGAACCCGAGCGCGCCAAGGACTGAGTCGACTCCTCGCAGACGCTTGGTCGCGTCGAGCGCGTTGGTCACCCCTCGGGTCAAGATGCCGTCGACGAGCCCCAGCTTACGAGTAGCCTGAACCGAGCCGGAGCGCGCTGCCGCCGCGAGCACCGATCGTCCCAGCGGGTTCGCGAACAGCTGAAGGACCTTGGTGATCCCCGCGCCCGCTCCCGCGCCCGCGGCAGTGCCGAGCAGGCTTTGGGCGCCCATGAGCCCGACGGTGTGAAGCGTCGCGTCGCCCCACTCGTAGCCGCCCTGATCGTTCTTGGAGATGAACTCGCGCGACAGTGCGTCTTTGGCCGAGTCGCTGAGCGAATCGGTCCAGTAATCGACGGCGTTTCGGCCCAGCTCCTCGATCATCGAGCCGATCTGGTTGTGCCCGACCTGCTTGGCCAGCCAGCCGAACCCCTGCCCGACGGAGGCGCCGCCGGCCATGATGGCTTTGCCGTAATCGGCCAGTTCGACACCGGTGTCCGGCTCGTTGGCCTGCGGTGTCGCCATGGGCGCATACGTATCAGTGAGCGATCGCCCGGGAACCGACAGAAAGTCGAATTCCGCCTCTGGCACCGGATAGTTCTTGCCGTCGAGCGGGTTGCGGACCATCCGTGTGCCGGATGCGTCGCCGGCGAGCGGGCGGCTCAAGTATTGGAAGTCGGCCTCGCTGACGGTTTGATGCCGCCTCGTCAGCGGGTTGTAGAGTTCGGGCATCGCCTACTCCCCCAGGAGTTGCGAGCGCAGGATCCCGACGACCTTGCGGATGTTCTCCGGCGCTTTCTCGAGGTCTCCGCCGTAGGGCTCGAGCAGCCCCTTGATGGTGTCCTGTGCCGCGTCCTTCGGAGTTGGCTTCGCCGCTTCGGCCGCGGCGGCCTCGCGGCGCTCGCGCGCGGCGCGAGGCGTCCGTGCCCCGCTCGGGTTGAGCAGGCTTCGCCCGCGGCCGACCTTGGTCATATCCTGAAGCGGCGGCGGTGATTCCGGCGGGGCCATCGAGGGTGATGGCTTCGGCGGCATCCCTAGCTGCGCTCGATCCTCTGGGGTGAGTCCAGGGCTCCAGCCTGGGTTACGGGCCTCGGTGGCGGCCACGCTCGATCCAATCTCGGCGTCCGACCTCGCGATCTCGGGCGCGGCGGGCTCCTCGGTGTCAGCTTCGTCGCCCTGGGCCAAGCGCATGAACGCCGCGACCTGGTCCTTGGAGTACCCCGCAGCGTACGCGCGCTGATCTGCCGGCATGTCCTTGTACCGCGGGTCGCCCATCTCGAACAGCCGCTCGACAAGGCGGCCGCGGACCGTGAGCTGCTGTTGATTGGCCTCCTGAAGTTGGCGATCCACCTCGCCCTCGGAGCCGAGCACCTCGCCCTTCAGCTTCATGTCTTGCAGGTCTTGGATGCGCTTGTCGAGCGCCGCCAGCTGGTTCGTGGCCTCCTCCTCGACCGCCCGTCGATCCTCGCGATCGAAGCGGCGGATCATGAGGTCGCGTTCGTCGCCGGCCAGTTCGCCCTGAAAGGTGCGCGTCTTTTCGTTTTCGGTTCGCTGGAAGTCTCGCTCCTCGGAGCGCTCCTTCTCGCGCACGAGGCCCTCGCGGATCTCGCGCGCTCGAGCGATTGCCTCTTGCCGCTTGAGCAACAGGTCGTCGCGAGTCTCCTGACGGGTGAGCAGGGCGTCTTGGCGCGTCTCCTGCCGGGTCATGATCTCGTTCTCGCGCGCGATGTCAGATCGGCGCATGAGGGCCTGTCCAAGCCCGGCCAGCCCGCCGGCCAGCGCAGTTCGTCTCGTGCTCATGGGGCCTCCATCAGCTGCCCGGACTGCGGAGGTTGCGCCGCTTGTTGAGCCGCTTGAGGGGGCTGCAACTGCGCCGGAGATTGCGGCGCCTGTTGGCCGTTGCCAACCATCGCTTTCGCGACGACCTTCAGCTCCTCGTCCGAATACTTGTGCCCGCCGGACTTGTCCGAGAAGTCGGCCAGCTGTTCCATCAACTCACCTGCGCCGTACAAGATGACCTCTGGCGGCAGCGGCTTCCCGGCCTTCTGCGCGCTTTGAGCGAGGCGCATTGTGGCCGCGCCAACTACGGTAGCCAGCCCGCTGACCGGGTCGCCGTCGCCGTCCAGCGCTTTCAGGATTTGCGGCAGCCCCTTCTTGTCGTAGATCAAGCGCATCCCGTTCTCAACGAACTTATCGTACTGGGCTTGTTGCTCAGGGGTTGCCTGGTTCATGGCTCCCTCCGTGGCATCAGCTCGCGCACCATGCGCCCCTTCTGTGGGTCGTACTTCAGCCCAAAGCCTCCAGTCTTGGCCGACGGGAACCTCTCCGATGCCGACTTGGTCTGGGTGTTCTGCGCCATGGGTCGGTACGTGCGGCCCGGGTTCGTGCCGCCGTAGTTCGCGGCACGCAGCGCATAGCTCTCGCGCAGGAGGTCGGACTGTCCGCTGGACGCCAGCACGCCTTCGGCCGCTCCGCCCAGAACTGCGCCGATGATGTCTTGGTTATTGGTCAGGAACGTCCCGACGCGGCTGAACAGCGTTGGCGCGACGGCTGCCGGCGGAGCTGCCGGCGGAGCTGCCGCAGCCGGCGCGGCGGTTGCCGCTGGCCCAGCTGCCGCCGGCGCGGCGACCGTATTCGCGGCCGGGATAGCGCCAACCGAGGCGATAGCTGGCAACGCCGGCATGGCTGCCATGGCCGGCATGGCTGCCATGGCCGGGATTGCGGAACCAGCGAACGGCGCGGCTGCCGCAGAGGCGATCTCCGGGACTCCTCCAGGAAGCATTGACGCTCCGGTGGATATTGGAGTTAACGCTCCGCCAGCTGCCGGAGCGGCCGCGGCACCATATCCGCCAGGGCCTACTATGCCGCCGCCGGCACCGGCCGCCGCGGCTCCGTACCCGGCCAAGGCCAATATTCCTGCGCCCCTCCACGGCCCAGCTTCTATCATTCTTGCTGAGTCATCGAAGAATCTACCCTGTAGTGAATTCATGCCCTCGCGCCGGGTATTAGCGCCAAGCAGGTTGACGGCTTCGATGCCGCGGTTGTACTGATCGTCCGATATTCCAAGCTGGGAACGAACCTGAGAGCCGAAGCCTTCTGCTCCCTCGCCCATCGTCGTGAGATAGGAGATTAGATCGCTGCCTACGGACGCTTCCGGCAACACGCTCTGTGAGCCGATCGTTTGCTGTTGTTGGCGTATTTCGTTGATTCGGTCGGAGAACTCCTGTGTCACCTGACCGAATCCGCTCACGATGCTACGGGCTTCTTCTAGCTCCATGCCGTCACCACTGTAGGTCGAAGGCGAACATCTGCTCGACGAGCGCCAAGTTGCTGTCGCGAACTGTGTTCGCGTGGTCGATGTACGTCTGACGTACGTCGGCCGGAATGTCCGGGTTGTTCATGATCGTCGCGAGCATTGAGGAGTACGACAACTCGAAGGTCGAGGCCATGCGCGCGGCGTCCGCCAAACTTGAGGCCGCTACGTTCATGTTCGCGATCCGGTTCTGGGTGTCGACGTCGAGCTGCTGCATCAGCTTGCGGGTGTCGGCGTCGAGGGTCTGAAGCCGCTCGCGGGACGTGGAGTCGAATTGCGCCAGCCATTGCTGGTTGGCGATCTCGCGCTCCTGGACCTGTTTCGTGAACCCGGCCTGCTCGGCCATCTGGCGGGACGTAATGTCGCCGGCGGCCGCCTGCTCGATGAGGCGCTCGTTCGCGTTCTGCTGTTGCAGCTGCGAGGTGATGTTGCCCTGCTCGCGCGCGAGCCCGAGGGTGTTCTCGGCCCCAACTCGCGTCAGCTCGCGACGCTCGTAGACCCCGGCGTCGTTGGAAGCTATCGGCAACGCCGCGGCGATCGCCGCCTGTTCCCCGCCCTGCCCGGCGATGCTCGAGTTCTGGAGCCCGCGCGACGCCGCGTACCGCTGCGCGCTGCCGCGAGCCTGTTGGATGTACGGGTTACTCGCGCTGAGAAGCTCTTGCATCTGCCCCGCGGTGGTCTCGCGCGGCGTGACCTGGCTCGTGGCTGCCGACGTAGGCGCGCCGGTCATGAGGTCTGGGGTGTTGTTGACCGCCACGCCGGGAGGCGCGGGGAGCGATGGGAGAATATTCGCTGGCGGCTTCGGTTCAGCCGACGGCAACAGCTCCCGCAGGTTCTCGGCAGTCGTCGACACGAGTAGTCTCCTCGGCGGCGAGTATGCGATTCGGCGCGTTCAATGCAAGGTTCCGCCGGCCCCAGCTTCCAAGAAGCTGCTGAGTGCTCTTGACCGGCGCTGCATTCGTGCTCTGAGCTTTCGTGCGGAATCGTCCAGGACCGTAAGAGTCGAGCCGCATGGCTATCTCCACCATCCCATGAAGTGGCCTAGGAAATACACGAACACCGCAATTAGCACGGCGGGACCGGCGCGGTACTTGAGCCGCCGGTCCCCGCGCTGAAAGAACGCCATTACGTAGGCCGTGAGGTTCGCCCGCTTGCCCTTGTGGCTCTTGTTCCACCACAGGGTATACAGCTCGAACGCGAGCATGGCGCCGATGAGCAGCGCCCAGCCCCACATTGCCCAGCCTACCGTCCAGTCCATGCTACTTGTCCGCGAGGCTCTTGTCGGTCTTGACTCGTAGCACGACGTCGGCGAGCGACTTCAGAGCCAGAAGCAACGCGACCGAGGTCGGCTCCATCAACCCGAAGGTGTTCGACATGAAGTCGATCGCGGCCTGGACCATGCCCGTTCCCGACGTGACGTCGAGAGTCGCAATGGCGCCGAGAACGGCCGCGAGGTTCAACGTCCGGCTCTTGAGCCACGACCGTAGCGAAAGCAGCGTCTTGAGATTCTTGAACATGATCGTCTCCTGCTGATGGTAAAAGTCACTTTTTCTTCCCGTGGATGTCGGCGTTCTTGTGTCCTCGCGCCTGTTCGACGTGAGTGATCGTGCCCGCATTCTTGGAAGCGTAGAACACGTGCTCGCCTTTCTCGTGGCCGTACTGCTTATGCATCGCGGCCATGATTTTCTTGCCTTTTTTGGTCATTGGCATTCGGGATTATCCTACGCCAAACGGCGAATACCCAAGAGGCGCTCGAGCGGGAAGGCGGCGATCGAAATGGAATCGCCCTGATTGCCGCCGAGCACGAGCACGTTGGATCCCTCGGTCCCGGCGTACCAGCCGACGTGCCCCGGGGCGTCCAGTACCGCCGGCCCTGGCTGCGCGCCACCTCCGCGAGAGAGCACCACGACGTCAAACCCGGGGGCGGCCTCGATCAGGCGGATCGGTTCGCCAACCTTGAGCCAGTCCCGCGCCGCAAGAGTCTTGGTCCGCGGCAGGCGCCACAGGTTGCACACGAAATTCATGGCGGCCGAGCACCATGGGACCTCGTCGTGCTCCGGCCAGGTCATATCGGTCTGGAGCATCGCGAGAATCAGCGGGTTGTCCTTCCCTCCGGCGATCTCCTTGGTGCCGAACAATGCCGACATGGTCTCGTAGGGGCTGTAATAGCGCCGGTTCACCTTGGCGCTTCCGCCGCTATCTGCGGATCTGACTCGAGCTGCTCGCAAGATTTGTGCGAGTAGCGCTCCTTGAACCATTCGGAATACTGCTCCTCAAGACGGCGCATCGCCCCGGCCTGGCTGGCGTTGTGCATGCAGGTTGTCGAGTAGTTGAGCACATCGAGGTCATGCTCGAGTTCCTTGCGCACAAGGTAGTCGAGGCCCTTCGTGCTCTGCGCGATCTGCGCTTGGACGTAGCCTCTGGAGGCCGGTATAGGGATCTCCCATAGGTTAAGGTCGGCCCCTAACCACAGCGCCGCGACGATTGTTCCAACGCTAATAGTCACGGTTTTACCTCCATGCTCTTTCATCAAATGGTTGACAGCGTCTTTCATGGCTACCTGAATTGCGGGCCGCAGACCCACGCCGCTAGCGCGTAGCGCGTGCCGCGCGTAATCGGGCTGACCATGTGCGGCGTCCACGACGGGAACAGCACCGCATCGCCCTGGGATTTGACGGGCAAGCCGTCGGGCGCATGCGGCGCGAAATCCTGATCGGTGAACAGCCGCAGCTCGCAGCCGTCGTAGTCAGCCGGGTCCGACAGCTGCACTACGAGTGAGAGCTTGCGCAGGCTCGAGCGGCCGCCGCCGAAGTCCTGGTGCCATTTGTAGTGCCCCGGAGGATCTGCGGCCGTCGCTGGCTCGTCGTAGCGGAGGAACTGAGCGCCCTCCTCGATGTCCGTCAGATCGAAACGAAAATGGGCCTCGTTGGCTAGCCCGACCAAGCTGTAAATCCTCTCGAACAGCCAGTCGACCTTGTCAACCTCTTGGAATAACGCCCGCGTCAGGACACAACGATAGCCCTTGTCGAGCTTGAACCCGTCGTTGCTGCCGTTGCCGATCATGCCGAGGCCGAGGTTCCGGTTTCCCACCTGGATCAGCTCACGACACTCGGGACCGGACAGGAACGGCTGGGCGTGCCATTGCACGAACGGCGGAAGGCATGGCCTCTCCGGCGGAGTGAAGGCGAACGAGGTCATTGACCAGCCTCAACCATTGAGTTATGCTCCACCGTGAGAGGGAGAAGGGTTGTGTTGCTGGAAAGTGAATCTACCATAAGGAGACTCGAATGTTCACGAAAATCTTTTATTTGCTTGCATTTGCCGTGATGGTTACGGGGTGCGCGTCGGAACACTACACGCGCCCGTCGATCGACAAGAACTCGACGACGGTCATGATGGGTCCGGTGACGGTGCCGCGCGACGAGGCCGGGCATTACATCTGCCGGCTCACCAACGGCGAGACTTACCGGCCAGTGTGTACCGGCGGCAACGTGTGGACTCTCGACTGTATTTGCCGCTGGTGGCCTCATTAGCTGCTCACGCTCGCCGTAAGGTGAACTTCCGCCGAGGCGATGACCGACCCGCTCGGCTCGTATCGAATTTCCATCAGTAACCGCCAGACCGAGGTCCCGTCGCCGATCTGCGTGACGGTCCATTGCCGAGAGCTGGAAAGCGCTTGCCACGTGTTGAGAGTCCCACTGAAGCTGCCGAAACCCTCCAGCGTTATCTGCGTAGCCCGAACCGAGTAGTTGCTCGACGTATCGCCGCTTGCCAAGCTCGCGATCCACTCGCTCGCGATACCGCTCCAGGCTCCGGCCTGGTCAGATTCAGCTGACCCGCTGGATAGCGCGCGCCAACCGGCTTCAGCCCCACCTCCAAACGGGTTGACGTCCTGAACGTCTTGAAAGGTGAGGCTGATATTCGTGCCAGCCGGACCCAGAGGGCCTGGTGGTCCGTTGGGTCCCGGAGGTCCGGTCGGCCCCGTTGGTGACGCCCCCGTCGGCCCGGTCGGCCCGGTTGGTCCGGCGGGCGACGCCCCCGTCGGCCCAGTTGTGCCAGTAGGTCCGGGCGGCCCAGCCGGTCCAGGAGTGGAGCTGGCTGGCCCCTGGGCTCCAGGTGGCCCAGTTGATCCAGTGGGGCCCGTGGCTCCAGCGGGGCCGGTCGGACCCACAGGCGAAGATCCTGGCGGTCCGGTAGGTCCGGTAGGTCCGGTCGGGGAGGGGCCGGTGGGGCCAATCGGTCCGGCGGAGCCGGAGGGGCCGGTGGGGCTCGGCCCGGTGGCGCCCGGGGGGCCAGCTGGGCTCGCCCCGGTGGGGCCGGATGGCCCGGTGGGCCCGGGCGGACCAGCGGGACTCGGTCCAGTCGGGCCCGTTGGTCCGGCAGCTCCAGTGGGTCCAGCGGCGCCGGTGGGGCCTGAGCCACCAGGGGGGCCGGCGCTACCCGTTGGGCCTGCTGACCCAGTTGGGCCGGGGGAGCCGGTCAGCACTGTGCTGAATTGACTGAGCGTGCTCACGGCTCAGCCTGGAGGTCCCGTTGGCCCCGTCGGCCCCGGCGCTCCCGTGGGTCCAGTGGGTCCTGTCGCGCCCGTGGGCCCGGTCGGTCCAGTTGCGCCCGTGGGGCCCGGCGCTCCCGTGGGCCCGGTCGGTCCCGTTGCCCCGGTCGGTCCGGTTGGGCCAGGCGATCCAGTCGGACCGGCGGCGCCTGGGTTTCCAGTCGGGCCAGCGGATCCAGTTGGCCCAGTGGGGCCCGTGGGGCCCGGCGGCCCGGTGGCTCCAGGCGTGCCGGCGGTGCCTTGTGGCCCAGGCGGTCCGGTCGAGCCAGTGGGGCCGGACGGCCCCGGCGGCCCGGGCGGACCCGTCGGTCCGGTGGGCCCCGTCGCCCCGGATGGCCCGGTGGGCCCGGGCGACCCCGTGGGTCCAGCGGCGCCAGGCGCCCCCGTCGGTCCAGTGGGTCCAGCGGCGCCCGTGGGTCCGGCTGGCCCAGTTGGTCCTGGCGGCCCGGCGCTGCCCGGTGGCCCGGCGCTGCCCGGTGGTCCGGCAGGCCCGGCGGCGCCAGCGGGGCCGGAGGCTCCGGTGCTTCCTGCTGGCCCTGGAGGTCCGGCATAGCGAAAGTCGCTGGAATCGCTCATATTCCGACGATCCTCCAGCCGAAGGTGTTGTCGGCAAACGCGAGCTTGAAGCTGAAGTTCGCGATGTCGACGCTCAAGTCCTCCGCGAGCGCCATGATGTTCTTGCCGTTGCGCGCGATCGTGAGTGCATTGGCGATCGCTCCGAGCACGGCGACGGTGATCGGCGCGTCTGCGATCGTGGGCGCGGCCGGCAGAGTGATGATGACGGCCCCGGTGGATAAGTCGACGAAGTAGTTGGCGCCAGCGACCGCCGTTACCGGACTATCGGCGTTGTTGACGATCTCGAACGCGCTCCCGACCGCGGCCGCGAGTGCGTCGAACCCTTCCTCGATGCGCTGAAACTCTTGGTCGACCTGATCGCCGCGCGCGAAGCCGCCGGCGCCGAGGTTGTGGGAGTTGTTGTAGTAGGGGTTGCTCATGCTTGCGCGCCTCGTTTCAAGCCCCGGAGGCTCGATTGATAGACCACGGCCCGTAGGGTGTGCGACCGCTCGACGTTACTCACGTGCCGAATCCAAAGCCCAATGTGCGTGCCGTCCGCCTCGATGCGAAACGACTTCAGCGGCTCGATGCGGGTGTTGTAGTGGAACGTCTCGAAGTCCGCGAGGTAGTTCCAAATCGCGCCGCCGATCGCCGCGGAGACGTCGCGCTCCCCTTGAATCGTGTCGCCGAAGGACAGGTCAGCCGTGACGAACAGGGTGCACGGACCGTCCGCCACCGCTTCGATGCGCCCCTCGCGATACCGTTTGATGCGGTCTGGGCTGCCGGAGTGGTGAAAGGCTGGCCTGAGCGCCGCCGAGACGTGGTCGCCGTCGGCGGATACGCCGCTCTCGGCCTCGTAGATGTACCCGTCGTCGGAGCCGAAAAACACGCGCTCGGTCCCGTCCGTATCCTCGGCGCTCACCGCGCACCGAACTACCTTGCCGGCATAGGAGCACAGCATGTGCCCGGTTATCTTGCCGCCGGCTACTCCGATCGAGATGAAGGTCCCGTCGTCGAAGAAGCAGCGGTAGCGGTTGCCGGCCCGGTGGATGACGGACTCGGTGACCGCGGCGTCCTTCAGGAGCCGCTTGACCAGCGGTTGAATCAGCCGGCTGAAGGTGTTGGCCTGGTAGTTCCCATGCCGATCGGACGAGACCAGGGAGCCGAAGCCGCGGTCGTCGAGGTGGATCCCGAAGCCGATCTTCTGCACCGAGTCGGCGATCGCGCCGTTCTCGAAGTCGAACGTGTTGAGGGCGTAGCCATTGAACGGGTCGCCCGACAGCTGGTGTGTACGCCCCCGCGTGAAGATGAACAGCGAGCCCGCCAGCTCCTCGATGACCCCGGTGATGTCGTCGCCGAGGCCGATCTCCGCGGCGCCCAGGAGCACGGTCCAGTCCGCAGGGAACCCCACGCCGGCGATCTGCCATGACCCTCCCGGGAAGCCCAGCATGAGCTGGTTCTTGTCAATCGCGATCCACTCCGGGGTATCGACCGTCATGCCGGTGCGGTAGCTCGCGAGCACCCCGTCGACGTCGTCGTACTCGAAGTACCGGTTCAGCCCGTTCACTCCGTACATGCGCCGCTTGTTCGAGGCGCCGTAGAAGTTGTGGGTACGGAAGCGGTAGCGCCCGCCGTTGGTCCAGGTCGGGGTGTAGACGATGCCGTCCTCGGTCGCCATGGGGGTTGCCCCAACGCGAATCGTCTCGTTGTTCTGGAAGGTCCCGGTGACGCCCGAGAGCACGAGCGTCCCGACTGCGGTGCTCGTGCCCCAATTCGGGTTGGTGATGTTGACGCGAACGATCGTGGCAGTCGCGCCCGAGGTGGCCCCGTTGATCGAGGCCCCCACGACGAGCCCGGCCTCGCCAGCCGCGAGCCCAGCGTCGAAGTCGAGGTGAGGATCGAACGTGACCGCTTCCCAGCCGGACGTCGTCGAGCGGTACATCTTGCACACGTCGGGGCTGCCGGAGGTGTCGTCACGAAACGCGAACACGCGGCCGTTGTAGAACCATACGCCACGAATCCGGCCGTCGCCCGGGACCGCGAGGATCAGTGCGCGCTGCACCGCCGCGACGTAGTCTAGGTACTCCTGGTGCTTTGCGACTGACGGCGCCGCGCGCTCCTGCTCGGATCCTGACCACACTCCGACCACGACGCTCGAGGAGTCCTCGAGGTCGTCTTGGCTGTCGGATCCAGCGGTAAACGGCGTTACCTCGCGCAGCGCCACGTACCCAAGGCCCGTTGGGATCGGCAAGTCGGCTGTCTGTCGGCCGCGCGCGTATGCGCTGTCGTTGGGCGCCGCGCCCGCGCGGTTGTCGAAGTTGAGCCCCGTGACGTACGCGCCGCTCGATCCGTCGCCGGTGTAGCTAGTCTCCAGCGAAGCGTTCAGCAGGCCAACGCGAAACCCGATCGACGTGGTCGTGGCGGTGCGCGGCGTTGTGATGAGCGACAACCGATACCAGCCGCCGCCATAGTTCTCGATGGCCGACGACTCAACGGACGCGCTCTCGGAGACGACCGTCCCCGTTTGCAGGTCGTACACGACGCTCGGTGCCACGCCGCCGACGAAGTCTGTTTGCTGGCGGTACAGTCGCACATAGCGGCGAGAGCCCTTCTTGGCGAACACGCTGGCGCGGTGCTGGTCGCCGATCGAGATGGACAAGGTGGTCTGGCTGATGGCTTCGTGAAGCCCGTTGCTCGTGTCCTCGACGAGGTTCCACACCGTCAACGGAACAGTGTCGCGGGTGTCGTACTCGGTCGCGCCGGCGCTCAAGCCGTTGAAATCGACGCCCCAGGCCGGCTTGGCCGGCGCAGCGATCGTGACCAGCTCGGGGGCCGAGCCCGTGTACGTCCACGGCGAAAGGTTCAGGTCCTCGGAATAGGCACAGTAATTCCGCCCCCACGGCTGGACCTCCGCGGCTTCGATGATCGTGCCCTGCCCGGCTGTCGCTCCGGTGACGGTCTCGCCTTCGGCCAGGTCGACGGTGAACGCCGCGCTGTGGCGGAAGGTCAGGATGTGGTACGTCTCCTCGGACGGCGCATCACGCCCGTCAAACCGTTCGTGTCCCGCGAGCCGCTCGTACCCGCCGTTCACCCCGATCTCGTAATTCATGCCGGCCAGGGCGTAGCCGGGCTTGATCGTCATGGGCGGATCGACGAGGTTCAGGCCACCTCCGAGGGCAAAGGCGTCCCTGTCTCGCGTGCGCGTCGCGCGCTGGCGTTTTCGAGTTAGGCGGCGCGCGGTGACGATGTTCATGGCGCCTCAGTCGTACCCCGGGACGCGCATCTCGAGGTCGATGTCCTGCTCGCTCATGCGGTCCATCTCGTGACTCTCGAGTTGGTCCGATTGGAGCTTGTCGAGCTTGTCCAGGTACTCGGCCTGGGCGCCCTCGAGGATCTCGGGTGCGTCCCGCTTGTCACCGTAGGTAATCATGGCCCCGGCGACGATGATGCGGTGATGGTCCGACGGCATATCGGGCTCGTCGTCGTCGGCCGCCAGGATCGTAGGGCGGCGCCATCCTTCCGCGGTGAAGGTGTAGCTCGCGTTCGGGATCCGCTCGGTGCGCAGCGTGTTGTCCGGCCGCACGGTGATGATCGACGGCTTTCCAGAACCGGCGGCGCCAGTGCGGGTGCGGAACTGACGCCACGGCTCGTAGATCAGCTGCCGCGGGCCGGACCCAGCCTTATTCAGCCAGAACGTCTCGCGGTCCCACTGCCGCACGTCGTAGGCCGTGGGCGATGGCGGCGTCTGCCCTTGAGCTGCGGCGAACGAGATCGAGTGCTCGAACCACAGGTACTTCCACGTTTTCCAAAGGTTGTCGACCGTGAGACACGACTCGCGCGTCCACACGACGGCGTCGAGCAGGTCCCCGGTTTGATCCTCGACGGTCTCGAGGGACTCGGGGTCGCCGCCGGCGAGCCCCGTTTCCCGAATGACCTCGCGTGCGATCTCAAGGAAGTTCACGCTAGCCGGCGGCTGCCGCCTCCTCGTTGTGCTTCACGACCAGCCACTCGACCATGCGCGCGACCGATCCAGGCCCCTTCGCCTGATCGAGGTCCCCGCCCTTGGTGACGAAAATCTTTTTGACCTGCGTGAAGTTGAGGCCGCTCAACTGCGCCCGAAGCTCGTCCCCAGACGTCGCTTTCTGAGTCGTCGCGTCGGCCGCGGTAGCCGTCGACTTCGCGCCCACCGGAACCTTGCCGGCCGGCTTCCCGGCGCCGAGCGGCGGCTCCTTGCGGTTCTCTACCGGAGCGGTCTCGACCTCGTTGCCGCCGGCATCGAAGTAGCGCCCGTCCTGGTAGAAACGGAGGTTGGTCTCACCGAACGAGGTGGCGAATTTGCGCGAACGATCGAGCTGGCGACCCATGGGAATCTCCTGATGTGCTTCCGGCAAAACGCGGCCGGCTCGCGTGAATTGGGGTGGGGCGTGGCCGCATGGGTCACGTCACCACTGAAAGACGTCCTCGTCGAGGTCCGTACGGAGGCGCTCCTTGAAGGTCACGCCGTCCTCGACGGTGGCCTCGCGGATCTGCCGCTGGGCCTCCGGGCCGTCGTAGTTGCAACGGGTCCGGTTGGAGTGCATCCCGCCCATGCGGAAGCCGTCGCCGCGCGTATGCGTCGGCTCCGGTTGGCCGTTGCGCTCGTCGAGCCCGTGCGCCGTCTCGCGCCCGCGGAGCCCGCCGTGCGGGTTCTCGGCGTGGTCGGTGGGGTCGAAGCTCGGCTCGTAATCGAAATGACCCGGAACCGGGTTCATGGGGTAGCCGTGCTTTTTGGCCATGCGAGCCTCCTCGAAAAGCCCGGCGGCGCGCCGATGCGCTCACCGCCGGGAGTCAGGGTGCGCCTACTTGAGAGTGTGGCCGCGAGCGACTTTCTTCGAGGGGTTGCCGGACGGCTTCTGCGCGCCCGTCATCTCGCCCTTCACGCCCATCCCGAGCGATTCGGGGGAGGTCTTGTGAAAGCCCTCCTTGTGCGAGGTCCCCGACTCGAGTGAGCCGCCCTTCGTTTCTGCGTCGCGTGTCGACATGCGAATCTCCTAGAGTTGCTGGGTTACGAGGGCGAGATTACCACCACGCCGTCAAGAGCTGGACGTCGGCGATACCCGTCTCCGTGGTCGCGCCCGCGATGCAGGTCACGGTGACGCTCGAGCGGCCGCGCTCGATGTCCTCGCCGCCGCCGGCCTCGTCGTGCTCGATCTCGAGAACCTCGCCAATGTCGACCGTCTCCGTCAGCCTGGTGAGCCCAGTGTCGAAGTAGCGATCGTCGTCCGAGCCGTCGCCGACCCGCACGCCGGCGTCGCTGACGTCGCCCGTGAAGTCCTCTGTGACCCTCAGAATGAAGATCGAGAGGATGCGGCCCGCGAGGCCGCGGCCGCGGAGCTTCGGCACCGGCAGAAGGTGAACGACGTTGGCGTCGCCGCCGAAGTTGACAGCCGGCAGTTGGTACGAGAGGTGGTAGGGGTTTTCGTAGCCCCCGAACATTCGATTGCGCATGAGAGGTCTCCTTGAGAGGGTTTCGAGATCGGCCGACAGTTACCCGCCGGCCGCTCCCACTTCGGGCTTCGTCGACGTTGTTACGCCGCCGACTCCCACTTCGCGATGCGGGCCTGATCTGCGTCGCCGTCGGGGCCGTGCACGATTCCGAAGCCGCCGAGGTAGTACCAGGCCACGCCACGGCTGCGGCCGTAGTCGCCCGGGATCTTGCCGCGGATCTCCTCGGGAATCACGAGGGCTTCCGCCACCGTGTCCTCGCCGAAGAAGAACGCCCAGTCCGAAAGGCCGTTGTTCCAAGCGTCCGCCACACGGAAGGTCCACGTCGTCGAGTCGACCGCGCCGCCCTTGGCGATGTTGGTCTGTTCGACGAATCGCACGCCCTCGTAGCGCCCGATTTCACCGTTCATGATCTTGGTGAAGCCGGTCTCGACGTACTTGTGGATGTCCTCGAGGTTGTTCTTGACCGTGCGGAACGTCGTCGGCCACCCCAGGGCGAAGTAGTCGTCGTTCATGTAGGGCGGGATCGACCGCTCCTTCATGCCGTCGACGATCGCCTTGATGTGGTCCTTGCCCATCGCGACGTTGTTCGTGATGGTCGCGCCGCCTTCCTCGAACGTGACCGCCGTCGTCGACGTGCCCGAGGTCGGGGTGACCGTCAACGGGGTGGCGTTGAACTGCGCGTGTGCCGCGCCGTCCAGCGTCTTTTTCGCGTCGTTCTTGAGGACCTTGTGGATGATCTCCGAGACCGGCTGCTTCGACAGATTGTCGAGCTTCCCGCTGTACGGGACCGAGTTACCGTACTCCGTGACCGTCAGGGTGCCCTGCTCGATCTCGAAGTTGGTCTCGGGCATCGTCTCGAGTTCCGTCAGCTCCTCGCCGCCGTCCTGAACGTCGCTGTATCT